GCTGAGTATACAGTGGCACTCAACTGGTTAAAGTATATAGGATGCGTATTCATTAAGAGACATGACACATGGGGTGTTGGTAACAAACCCTTCTTAGAATTTGTGAGGATATAATATGGCAATTATGACAGCATTGGCTATTGCCCAAGGAGTAGCAAGTTTTGCAGATGCAAGTAATAAAGCTAAACAGCAAGAAGCTTACTACCAGCAAAACAGAATTAACTCAGCGCAAGCTAGAGACATGCAAATTCAAGGTTTGCAGAAGCAAGCTATTCAGTATAGCGAACAGTATGCTCAGAAGAAACAAGACCTAGCTATCGCTGCTTTGAAGCGCGAAGGTACAATGGTAACAGCTAGTGGTGAATCTGGGTTTGCTGGTCAGACAGAAGGTTTAAAACTTTCTCAGGCTGAATCTGATAAGCTTAAAGGACTAGATGTCTATACTCAACAAGTTAATGCTATCTTTGATAACATTGAAATGGAAAAGCTAGGACTTAATTCTAACATGATGAACCAGATTAGAAGCGTACAACGTGGTGTAAAACCCAGCCTTGGTATGGCTGTTTTAAGCACAGCTTCTGCTGCTATGGCAGCCGATTCCAAGTTTGGTGAGGGTATTTTTGGTGGTGGTGGAGATAAGTTAGGTACTAATACAAAGCCCTTGCCACCTACTGAAGACATTGAAGAAGGTGACTTTTTGTTATAGGAGAAACAAATGGCTAAACAAAGAGTAATGGTAAGTGAGCTTAATGCTCCTACAGAAGTCACGCCAACAGCTAGACCTGTAAATACATATGTCCGTCCAGAAACACCAATCACACAACCTTCAGCCTTATCTCAATTCTTAGGGGCTATTGCTCCTGTTGTAGAACAAAAGGGCGAAGAAATCTTAAAAGAAAAAGCCTTGCGTGAGCGTGATGAACGTAACGGCAAACGAGCTAATGAACAGCACCAAGCTGAAATGGCAGCTATCGGACTAACTGCTAGATTAAAAGAAGATTGGAAGCAAAACGAAAACGATTGGTTGAACCTTTCGGCTGAAGAAGCTTCTGAAAAAGTAGCCAAGCATTATTCTAATTACAGAATGAAGCTAGACGAAGCACAGATTAACCCTCTAGCCTTACAAGCTTTTGACCAAAAAGTTGACGAAGATAAACTACTTTTCATGTTCAACAACTTTGGGCCTAAGAAGCATGATCGTAACATAGAGCAGCAAGATCAACGGTTCAATGATACAATTAGAAAAGCAGGTAGCGTAGCTGATAATCCTGAGCAGATTGTACCTTCTATGGTTGATGCCTTTAACCAGCACGTAGTAGTGACTGGTGGAGACTATCGTAGAGCTAATGACTTAGTTATTGAAACTGCAATTACAGAATCTAAAAAAGGCAGCACAAACTACATTAAGTTTGTAGAAGCTATCCAAACTAAAGATGGTAAATCTCTTAGAAGCATTGATAGGTATGCTAAAGACTTTAATACAATTGATGCAAACATTGCAGCTTTTGCAAAATCAGGTCTATCCTTACAAAATAAGAAGGATGTAGAAGCCTTTAAGGTACAAGCCGCTGCTAACTGGATGGCTAATCCTAATCCAACTACTCTTACGTTTGGTAAAAACACAAGGGTAAATGAGGCAGGACACCAGTTTGACTGGACACCGGCAGAACAAGCAAGTTACATTGAAGATAATTATAATGTACAGCTTGCTCAGTTAGAAGGCTCAGATGCTACACAAGAACAAAAAGATGTTCAGCGTACTATCTTAACTCAGTCTCGTATAGGTTTTTATAAAGCCTATCAGCTAGTACCTACGGAAATACAGAAGTCTCAGCAAATCTTTCAGAAAGACTTTAAAGTTGCTAACTTTGACGATCCAAAAGCTTTTCAATATTTCAGGGCAGCTTATGATGCAATGAACGCCTACGAACAACAAGGTGGTGATGCAACAAAGAATATGCCAAAGGACTTAAAGAATACTTTTGATAGTGTACAGATTCTAGTAAAGAATCAAGTACCATTGCAAGATGCTTTAACACGTTTACAGCAACCTGTATCTCCTAATAGACCTAGCATACCGTTAGACATTAAAGACTTACCTTCTTTACTTGATCCTAGTGTACTAACGTTTACTGACCTAGATGAAGTAAAGAACATGCGTATTCTTTATAATGAGGTTATGGAACTTCTACCAGTATTAGGAGTTTCTTCACTAGATACTGATGATGCTATAGTAAGAGATGCAGTAAAACGTGTTTCACAAAGGTATCAAGTTATAACTGGTTCAGCTATTAAACTACCTGTAGATACTATTGCTGGTCAACCTGCTCCTGAGATGATTGAGAATAACGTAGATAAGTTGTGGAGTGATGACCTGACTATGCAAGTTATTATGAATAACTTGGGTCTTGCTATGCCAGCTAAAGTAGAAAGAACAGGTGTGGCTGCAACTAGTCAGTTGGCTACTGTTCCACGTATTTCTAAAAATGAAGCACCCTTTTTTATTACTGTAGAAAACACAGGTGATGATGACAAGCTTAATATTGTCGCTATTGGTAAAGACGGAACAGATGCAGCAGGTCAGCGTACAACTGTATCTACTGTAGTCCTATCTAAGTTTAACGAAAACGCTATGAATGGTTTTAAAGAACAAACAGTAGAGCAGATTAATAGTAGGATTGCTAACAATGAACTGTCTACCTATGAACTTTATGGCCCTGCACAAGAAGTAGCTTATCAAGCTTCCCTTGTAGCAGCAGGTAAAGCTCCTGCTAAAACAGGTGTATCTGAGGTTACTCGCGTACAACCCTTTAATTACTTCCAAGCTAAGATGGCAGATGCCGCTGGCACACAAGCTCTTAAAGAAAGAGCTATTGAGAAGTTTGCTAAAGAAGGATTAACGTGGACAACCGAAGCTGCTCGTATGTGGGAAAGTCTAACAGACTCTGTGTCTGAATACTTACAAGGTGTAGAAGAGCGTGGTAAGAAACAAGCACCTTCTGAGAATCCTTTGACTAAACTCATGCGCGACAAACCTGCTCAAGAAGCTTTTACTGATGTAGCTGGTCAAGTAGCTGATGTAGTTACTGCTATTCCAAAAGGATTAGCCGCCGCTAATGAGGCATTGATTACTCCGGCAGGTGCTGCTACACTTGATAGTGACTTTAGTTCAAAGATACAAGTACCTAAAGATGTGCCAAAAGAAAGAGCTAATACTTTTGCTAAAAGAGTTTTAGAATTAGAAGGCCCAGCTATGTTTAAAGCTAAACGCTTAAGAAAAGGAACTGATCCAAAAGATGGTACTCCTATATATGAGGAATTTCCTACTGCTGGTCATGGACATTCTGGCCCTGATGTAATAGAAGGTAAAATATATTCACAAGAACAAGTTGATGCTTGGTTTGTGCAAGATATGAATGATAAGATAAAGACAACACTTAGGTTATTTCCTAAGTTTAGCTCTTATTCGCCGGAGTTACAAGCTGAATTAATTCAAACAGTATTCCGTGGTGGTATTGAAGCAAGTCACGACACTGCTAAATTTATAAAAGCAGGTAAATTTGTGGAAGCTTCTAAAGAGTTCTTAAAACATAACGAATACACGAAAGCTAAAGCAGGTGATCCTGAAGCTAGTAACAAGCGTGGTATTGTTGCAAGAATGGATGCTTTGGCTCAAACCTTACTCCGTGAGAATATGCCTTTGCCTAAATCAAAACCTAAGAAAACAGTGCAATCAAGCACAATGCCATCAAGTTTTGATGATACTACTACTTATCCATAAACTAGGAGTGCCTAATGGCTGACAAAAACGAAGATTTCCTAAAAAGCTTAGGCTTTGGGGGTACACCTCCTACCCCTGTTGTACGTAGATTTGACGCAACTGACGTTAATCGTGCAGCAGCAGCCGAAAAAGAAAAGGCAGCAGCTTCTAGTTTCTGGGATGGTGTTGGTAAATCTTATCAGCAGTTTGGCACACTTAACTCTGTCCTCTCTGTTATGGATAGACCAGAACCAACAGACGAGCCTGTATTCCTAACTGATGACATTGTAAAAAATGTTACACAAGGCTTGACTAGTCAAACAGCCATTGAGAAAGTACTAACAGCTACTTCAGAAAAGGGTCTGGAATACGGCAAGGCTATTGCTGGTGAGATTAGAAAGACAGATGAAGTAAACAAACAACTAGCTGCTATGGGTTTAAAAGGCACAGCCGCGCGTTTGTTTGCTGATGTAGCAAATCCAGAAGATGCTGTTTTAATGGCTACCACAGCCTCTATAATAGCTGGTATTGCCCCACCACTAGCACCTGTAGCGGCTCCTGTTACGGCAGTAGCTACTAAAGCTGGTAAGTTGTTTGGCAGAGTTAAAGATAATGCTAAATATCTTACCACAGCTAGTGTTGTGGGTGGTGCAGAACTGGCTGGTATTGAAGCCTTACGCGCACAGATAAACTATGAAACCACTGGTGGAGATATCTTACTTGCAGGTTCTTTAGGAATGGTAGGTAGTGCAGGACTAACTAAAGTTGGTCAAGTAATGCAGAAAAGAGCTAACATTCAGCGAGCATTACGTGACCAAGCTTTAGGTAATCCATTAACAGACTACCAACAAATCCTACTTAGAACCAATGATGATGAAATCCTAGCTAATCAATTCCGTGCTAACGCTATCCGCAATGATGACTTTAACACAGATGAATTAGATGACGTAGCTACAACAGGACTGTCTCGTAAAGAATTTACTGAACTAACACCTGAAGAACTAGAAGCTATTCCTAAACAACGTGGAGCCTTTGCAGGTGCAAGGGGTAAACTTTCTGCATTTGTGGAATCTAAAAACTCTGACGATGGTGTGGTAAGATGGTTAGCTGATGGTCTTGGACTAAACAGCACAGGTAATAAGGATGGTAGTTCAGTAGGCTTTGGAGCCTTAGATCAGCGTGATACACTTGTATCTCAGTATAGAGGTAAAGTAGCTAATCCTATTTTAATTCAACGCAAAGACTGGACATCACGTACAAATGGGTTGGTCAAAGACTTTAATGTTTTAGTATCAAGACAGATACGTAACCCAGATGATCTTGCTGATCCAGCAGTTAAAGCAGCAGCAGACATTTATAAGACACAAATGAAAGAACTAGCTCAACGAGCTATTAATGCAAATGCTGCTGGTTTTGAAGTAGGTACTATTAGCCGTATTCAGAACTATGCTCCTCGTATCTTTAATCGTGGTAACATAACAAGACTAAGACAGAACAAACTATTAGACAACCCTGACGGTACTCTTAACGAAGGCTTTACTGAGTTAGCAGAAGCTGCTATAAGAAGAGGACAGCCTAACATTGAAGCTGATGTAGCTAAGATGTTACGTAATAGAATTAAAAAGAGTACTACAAAGAAAGCAGTAGTTACATCTAAAGAAGTTAATGCGTTTATTACACGTATGGCACGTGGGTATATTAAAACAGTTATTCAACCTGCCGGTACATCGCGTCAAGGATTACGCATTGGTGATGGAGCCTTTGATACTGAAGCTTTCTCTGCTGCAATGAGAGCAGAAAAGTTTGATGACAATGATATTGCTATTATAATAGATGTTATGACAGGCGATAAAAAAGTCAAAGGTAATAAACGTGCTTTACCTCGCCTTCAGTTAGACGAAAGTACCTCTATTCCTGTAATGGGTTCTGATGGTAATATGTTTAACTTAAAGTTCTTTGATCTACTAGAAGAGAATGTAGAAAACCTTTATGATAGTTACGTATTTCAACTAGCTGGTAATATTAGCCTAGCTCGTAACGGTATTAATACTAACAGTCTTGGTTCAGATATTGAAACTATCTTAACTAAAGTAGGTAATCGTGGAGATGCTAAACGAGAGAGCGAGATTGATTCTATTCGCTACATGTATGAAACTGTTACAGGTCAGTTTGCCTATCGTGGTGATCTAACAGATAAACAGCATCAGATCATGCGGCGTGTGAGAGAAGTAAGTTTTGCAGCTAACATGGGTATGTCAGGTATGGCAGCCTTAATGGAACTATCAAACGTACTAATGGAATATTCTTTTAACACTCTTGTTAAGGCTGTTCCTATGTATGGTCAATTAATTCGTAAAGCAAAGACCGGCGAATTAACTAACAGACTGGCTAGAGAAATGACTGCTGGTACTGGTGTAGGTAGTGATGGTCTTGTGAACAAAGTAACTACAATGCGTAGTCGCTTAGAAGGTGACGTTACAGAAGGTATACAAGTTGCAGGTGAAATAACTAAGCTTGATGAAATGCTTGGACATGCACGTGTGTTTACCTCTATTGCTTCTGGTCTACAGGGTGTTACAGACTTCTTTCGTAGGGCTGCTGTGTACAACTACGCTTCAGAGTGGGCTTACTTACATAAAGCAGGACAGGTTCCATTTAGTGCTATTAAAAGAGAGCAACTAGGTATCTCAGATGAGATGGCTGCACGTATCCGTCAAATGATTGACAAACATGCAGAGTATTTACCTGATGGTACACTTGATTATCTTAATGTAGACAAATGGGAAATGAAAGATGCTGCTGAAATATTCTTTGCATCAGCACGTAGAGAAGCTACACAGTCTGTACAAGAGATGAACGCTGGTTCTGTTAATAAACGCTTGCGTAGTGAAGTAGGTAAGACATTCTTCCAGTTCTTGTCCTTTCCATTGGCTTCTATGGAGCAGCAAACAATGAGACAAGGTGTTAGATTTGCTAACGGTGATGCTCAACAAGTTTCAAAGATCATGTTATTCTCAATGATGATGGGAAGCATGATGTACATGGGACGCTCTCAGCTTAACTCCATTGGACGCAGCGATCAACAAGAGTACATGGAAAGACGTATGGAGACAGGTAACTTTGTCCAAGGCGCACTCAGTCAGATTGGTGCTGCTTCTTTGTTTGGATACGTTTATCAGCTTACCACAGGTGCTATGGATGGTAATACTAATGCTTTGACACCTGCCGGTGTATCTATGGGATTAGGTGTATCTAAAGGCGTAGCTGATCTATGGGATGCTGTAGGTGAAGGCGAACTAACTGAGACAGAGTTACGTAGTATGTTACGTGTGCTACCTTTTAACTCCCTTTACGGAGTAAGACAAATATTAAATGCGATAGCAGCTACTAAGGAATAAGGAAAACAAATGGCTTTTTCATATCAAAACTATACAGGGGATAATGCAACTACGCAGTTCTCTATTCCCTTTACATATCAGGACACTGCTGAAATCAGTGTAACAGTTAACGGTGTGGCTGAGACAGGTCTAACTTTTCCTTCTAGTTCCACTGTACTACTAACAAGCGCACCAGCTACCGGAACTCTGGTACAGGTGCGGCGTACTACAGCCCTAGCAGCACGTGCAGTAGACTTTGCGTCTGGCTCTGTGTTGACTGAAGAAGACTTGGATGATAGTAACATTCAGGTCTTCCACGCAGCACAGGAA